GATCCGGTGGTCGCTAACTACACGGCGTACCTCACACCGGGTGCCGGAACTGTACAGGCTGCAGCTACATCTCCGAGAGTAATCCACAGATTTCCTGACAAAGATATCAACTTCTATTCGTCCCAACAGAAGGCGATCTGCTTCGGGTTGTTTGTCTCTGCTTCTATGGGTCCAGGCGCACCCGGGAACGTAACAAAAGTTGTGGTAATGAAAAATCGTGTTGACACACTTCTTACAGGAAGTTTGACCGGCAGCATGTTAGACGCAAGAAATTACAGCATATCCACCGACTTCAACCAATTCGACCTCCTGTCACTCAGGTTGGAATACACGGGATCGACGAACACAACCCATGACCTTTTCTGTCAGGTCGACATGTACTAATTCGTCACATTTTGTAACGTCGCTGAAAGGTTAGATTATGCCTGTTAAATTTAGAAGAGTTGGAATAACCAATAACATTTATAATTCTGGATTTCCGGTTGGGAGACCAGCACTTGGTCCTGCTGGGCCGCAAGGAGAAACAGGACTAGCTGGTCCGACCGGACCTACCGGTCCAACAGGTCCGACCGGATCTGTTGGTCCAACTGGTACAGCTGGTTCCGCTGGTCCGCAAGGACCGACTGGGCCATCAGGATCGACTGGGTCGCAAGGTGATAAAGGCGAAACAGGAGCCGCTGGCGATCGAGGAGAGACAGGGCCGACAGGACCTGCTGGTTCGACAGGTCCTCAGGGTGACAGAGGCGACAATGGTGCTACGGGAGCAACCGGTGATAGAGGAGAAGCAGGACCGACAGGCCCGTCTGGGTCTACAGGACCTCAAGGTGACAGAGGCGACAATGGTGCTACAGGCGATCAAGGTCCCACAGGCGCCGCAGGGCCGACTGGTCCGACAGGACCTCAAGGTAATCGTGGCGATAACGGCGCGACGGGTGCCACGGGTGCCACGGGCGCCACGGGTGATCGCGGCGAAGTAGGCGCTACAGGGGCGACTGGCCCTACGGGGACAGCCGTCGGAAGTTTCTTGTTTTACTTTGGTGCTACAAGCATAAGCATTGATGCAACGAGATACTTGTATCCGGGAAGCTCCACTTCTGCAGCATCATCTACCATCGTCCAAATTCCTATGCCAATAAGAGGTAATATCACTAAAATGTACCTTGCTCAATTAGCTGGTTCAGGAACTCGATCTATTGATTATAAACTTTACGTAAATGGATCTGCATCAGGCATGGGCGTATCAACAACCACTAGTGGCACCGACGCAAATACCACAGACTCTATCTCGATATCCTTAGGCGATAAAATTGCCGTGGCATCAGTACCAGCTGCAGGGACGGGCACAACTCCATCTAATATAATGATAGTAGTAGTTCTTGAGCCTACGTGATTCCGCAATTTACTTTAACAAAAACAGAAATATCATATAAGTCATGCCAGCAACAACAGATGTATTATTGGTGAAGATAAAGCAGCTAGAGCTTCAAATCCAGGAAATCATTAAAAAAGGTCACGATGCGTCTGCTTTACAAGAGCAATTGAATGAAATGAAAAATTCTTTCATTCTAAAAAACGAAGCTCTAGGCAATAAATCCAACATTCTAAAAGGTTAATAAAAATAACATATGCAAAAGGTAGACTTATATCAGCCCATGATCAGCGCCCGTGTTGGAGCACCACCGTTGGTTCTTAACGTAGGTGTACAAAGAAGCTCAGCAGAAATCATGGGAGGTCCAGTGGAGAATGCTCTCCGCGCCGAATATTATGTGTTGTTGTCAGCTCTTCCTGATGAACTAAGAGAAAGAGTCAAGACGGCAGTGCAAGCAATTTTGTCTTCTACGTGAATTATGAAAACGTTGTATCCAGGAATGAAAGGTGCCGATGTAAAGCGTTGGCAAATTTTTCTTAGAGGATTATTCAATGACTCCAATGTGATCGTCAATGGAGAATATGACTCCGTTACTCTTGAGGCAACACGAGCATTTCAAGCCTCTAAGGATCTTGACGCAGATGGTATCGTAGGTCCTAAAACCATATCTGCAGCTTTATTAGACGGATTCGACGTAATGAAAGATAATTCATCTGGAGAATTTGGACCTAACTGGCCTTCTAGACCTGTGAATAACCCGTTGACTCCTCTTGAAAGAATGCGTTTGTTTGGGAAATTTTCTTTTATTTCGTCCCCAACGCAGACAAATCCAGAGTCGATTAAGATTACTGATAATTGGTCGAAAGACAACATAATCGTGGTGCAAGTCCCTCAACTAGTGGGGATCCCAGGATCTTTACATGACGGGACAGCCCACGTTCATAGAAAGATATCAAGACAATTCTTGAAATTGTTTGATGATTGGCAATCAGCAAATTTAACTGAAAAAATTCTAGCCTGGGGTGGGTCATGGGTGCCGAGGTTCGTGAGAGGGTCAAGGACTTCTTTATCTAATCATGCTTGGGGCACGGCCTTTGATATAAATCACCAATGGAACGGGCTGGGTGTCCGTCCTGCACTTCGAGATGAAAAAGGATCGGTTAGAGAACTAGTCGATATTGCATATCAAAACGGATTTTATTGGGGAGGATGGTTCAAATCTAGACCTGATGGAATGCATTTTGAGGCTTACAAAATAATCGAGTGACTATTTAATCAACACTATATGGCATTCAGAGACGCATCGCGAACCAGAAAAGCTTACTCGTACTATAGACCTAGACCACAAATCCAGATGGTAACAAGTGTAGCTGAGACCAAAAGTCTTCTACAGCAGATCAGCAACTTAGCCTCGCTCACTACTGTTTCCATGATATGGAATGAAACGCTTTCAGGACCGGCTGACGATTCAAACATGACTTTTGAATTGTCTTATACTCCTGTTGCTGACACCGAAATAATGTTGTTCATAAACGGAGTTCTTCAACATAGAAATAATGGAGAAAACAAAGATTTTAGCATATCAGGCAAAGTAATCACCATGAATTTTCCTCCGCACACGGGAGATGAAGTCACCGCGACATATGCGTACGATCCTTCAGCTTAATTTGAATCATTCTTGATAGATTCTTCATAAATTCGTGGCTGTCGCTGATACGTAGTATTATGGCTACGTTTTCTGAGACTATTAACCCAACGCCTTTTGGTTTTTTCGATTCAGATACAAATTTTCAATCTGAAGCCGATGCCATGGTTCTTTTCGTTAAACGTAAGCTAGGAGACGATGTTCTTTCAGTCGAGTTAACGAAAAAAGAGATATGGGCATGCTTTGAAGAGGCATGCTGTGAGTATAGTCGTCTAATACATGAAACAAAAATCACTTCTGAGTTGACCAACCTTTTGGGCCTTCCCACGGGATCTGCCGACATTACCAACAGATATGCTAAAATGACGTTGGATCATTTACTTAGGCTAGCAGAACCCTATGCTTCAAATGCATTTGTTGGAGGTTCTTACGATGCAACTTTGGGGTACATAGATTTAATTGCAGGCCGCCAAGATTACGACATTTATTCTGACGTCAAGGATAACGAAACCGGGATAGGAATTTATGATAGTATGCCTTCCGGGTCCAAGGGAAAGCTAAAGGTTGTAGAGGTATTTCATTTTGAACCGTTGGCTGCTCAGCAATTTTTATTGAATGCATCGAATATTACGAACTTTTTGGCGACGAATTTTAATTACGAATCTTACGTAAATTCGACGGTTTTTTATGTGTTACCTGTATTTGAAGACGTTCTTAGAAGAGGAATGTTGGAAACAGCTTTTAGGGTAAGAAGGTCCAATTACAGCTATGAAATTTTAGGTAGGAAATTGAGAATTTTTCCTATTCCGACGACCGATTTGCAAACAGGACGTCTGTATATGAAACTTATGAAACCTCAGAATCCATTGTCACCATCATATCATGATGATTCAATATATGGAGTATCTGGACCCAGCAACGTACCATTGGGTAACATACCATTTAAATCAATAAATCAACCTGGAAGACAGTGGATACGACAGATGACCCTCGCGTTGAGCAAAGAACTTTTAGGGTTAATTCGTTCTAAATTTCAAACAGTCCCCATCCCCAATGCAGATCTGCAACTCAATGGTGATGCTCTTATCTCACAGGCTCGTGAAGACAAAGACAAATTAACGACGCAAATGAAAGAATTTTTGGCTAACTTGACGTACCAAAAGTTGATGGAAGCTGATGCATTGGCGGCAGAAAACATAAATAAGCAATTACGTTTTATACCTATGCCGCTCGGAAAAGCCATTAGCATAGGATGAAAGGATGACCTATGGCTCGCCTTTTTATTACTCAAAGAGAAATAAATTTTATATCAGACATCACAAAAGAAGTAATAAAGGATGTCATAGGTCAAAAAATCTATTACTATCCCATCTCTGAAACAAAAACAAAAACTCACACAGTCTATGCAGAAGCTATCCAAAAGATATTCGACAATCCTTTGATAATAGATGCGATTGTTAGCAGCCAGTTCCAAATAGACACGAAGATAGATAAATTCGGTATAGACACCAATTTCAAATCTGAAGTCTTCATTCAACACAGAGACATGGTAGAAAAAGGCATATCTCCTGCAATAGGAGATTATTACTCTTTCAGCGACGTGTTTTATGAAATAACTGAATACAGATACATGCGTAACATCTACGGTCAACCTGAAAACATCGACGGAATTGCGCTTGTGGGAACCAGAGTTCGTGAAAGCCAGTTCAAGACGATTCTCAAGGGTCCGACAGACATTGTCTACACAGATCCAGATGCAGCTCAAACAACTTTCGTACAACAACGTGGATTTGCTGATAATGCCGATGGCCCCACCGCCGACGTTAGAGACCTGGTGAGGCAAGGAGTTCTCGATCCGCCAATCACGGGTCCCAGGGAAGTATCACCTCGCGGAGACTCTACGGGAGCCGGCAACTCTTTTTATGATGAGGAATGAAGCATGGCGACAAGATTTAATTCCAAGAGTTCTCCAAAGTATGGAGTTTCAGGCATAGCCGATAAAACCCATCAAGATTCACCTGACCTTTCAATTCCGTCAGTCGGGATTGAAGATGTCGACGTGTCGCTTTTCAATCTATTTGAAAAAGAAATTCCTCTTCAGGTAAGCGGAGACAATTCTACCCCTAAGAAAGTGCCTGTAATTTTTGCCTCTGGCGAAAAGTGGGCAATGTTAAAAAAGTATCAAGCTATCAGGGATAGAAATGGATCATTAATATTGCCTCTGATCACAATCTTAAGAAATTCGATAGAACAGGATCTCACAAACGACATTGCTGGTAGAGGTATCAATCAGCAGACCAACGAAATCGTGATCCGCAGAAGGTTGGATAAATCTGATAGAAGCTACCAAAATTTGATCAACCGTTACTTAGTAAAGAATCAAAAAAATGTGGCGACTAACAACTATAGAGAGCATCTGCCTGATCAACTGTTGACCAACAGAAGTGTTGGCGAAGATCAAGATGACCCCACTATAATAGATGGTGGATGGTTGGCTGATATAAAATCTAAAAATATTTACGAGACGATCGTCATACCATCACCTCGATTTTGTTCTATCAAATATGATGTATCACTATGGACACAATACACCCAGCATATGAATCAGTTGCTAGAACAAATAATGTCATCATTTTTACCGCAAGGTAATGCGTGGCGTTTAGATACGCCTAAAGGCTATTGGTTCATCGCGACAGTTGACGGGTCATTTGATCCAGAAACTAATTTCGAAGCGATAGAGCAAGAAGAAAGATTGGTGAGACATAAATTTTCTGTGAACGTAAATGCTTATATCTTCGCCGGAGCCGCGCCTGGCGTCAATGTGCCAATCAAACGTTACGTTTCTTCGCCCGTGGTCACTTTTGATACGGGTTTAGAACCGAATGTTGGCTCAGGTATGAGTAAGACGGCAAACACGACTGGCAATCCATTTC